GGGAATTGGAGATCAAAAGAATCCCACTTCAAAGATGGAGAGACATCAAACAGGAAAAATTCCCCAGTGGAAACCACTGGTTAAAACCTGAAATAGGTGTCTATCCTGACTATTAAAAGTCAATCAATGAGTGGTTTCCGTTCGACGTTTTTCATATACCGTCTCCTCGGTTCGTAGAGATGCACTATACCAATAGTACATTAAGTGTAAGAGTAAACCATTGTTCTCTACAAAGTCAAATAAATAACTTATTCAATGGTTTGATCAAAGTTTACTGGCGGAGCTGTCCAGTATTACGCTTCGATCGTTTACGTTTTGCTCCTGTGGAGTTGTTGATGTCAGTCTCATCATCTTGCTCTTCCGGACTGTCCGAAAAGACGAAAAAAGTGTCTTTGTAAAATCCGGGTGCACCTTGAAAGCGTAAAAATGTAAAATCTTCAGCTGATGCAGAGTCAATCTGTGTGACTAACGCGGTTGAGGTGGATACAACACGGTGAATTTGTGCTGCTTGCCAAGTTGCTGAACCCAATGTGTCCTCAAAACCCAGATCAGTATCTGTGCTTTCCTCGTTTCCGTAATCATTAGAAAAGGCAAACTCGAAAAGATTCCGTGAATAATACGGAATTTCAAATTCGATACCCCCGTTCGTCTCAACGTGATAAAGAGCTGTTCCATTCAAAGTAGAAGAGAACGAGTCATTCAAAAGGGCACCTGATGCGAGATTAGAGATAGTGGAAGAAGGAGGAAGAAGGTAAGGACCTATCATGCCTTGATTAAGAGAAACTCTAGTATATCCAACTTTCTCATGTGAAGCAGACAATACAAGACGATGTCGATAACCTCCTCTCATACCTAAGTAAGCAAATTTAAGATAAGAAAACAGATTGTTCTGGTTTATCATAGGCTTGTCTAAGAAAGGAATCTGTCCAGGTTTCAAAGCATCAAAAGGGTATATGCTTGAAGTGACAATCTGAAGTTTCTCACCAGTGTTGCCTATGATTTGATTGTCCATATGGCTAGTAACATAGCGCTTCAACAGATTTCGGAAGGAAACAACTCTCTCACCGTAGTGATTGAGAAACATCTTTTCGTCAATGTGAGCGCTCGTATGGTTGATCTTCTGAGGAGATAAAGTTCTCGACTCTGTGCGAATTTCCCTAGAAACGGGCATGTGCGCATTAGTTAACCGTGCTACTTCTAAATCTGGACAAGAAACAAAGACATTGACATAAACAAAAGAATCTGCCGTAGGCTGTACTAGATTGGTAAAAGGACGAATTTCAAGAAAGCCATTTGATTGGCCAGGATTGTAAGCATCAAAATCAGCAGTATTTGGGAGATTCTGTTGTTCATTCTCTAGCTGATTATGAGGTCGCTCCCAAGACTCCATCAATCTGCCCTCGGCCCAATCACGAGCATGTGCCCAATCCACATCAATAACTATTTCCTGAGCCTCCTGAATATCTAAAATGATAACATTCTGTTGATTCATTTTGACAGAAGCTGAGGAAATGAGCGCGTGAGCCGGTACGTTAGGATCGAATTTGAAAAGTAACTTTCCCCGATGAAACTTAGAACAAGTAACTTCGAAACGAAATCTAATTGTACCTCTCCATGACGAGAAAGGCTGAGCTGCAAACATCATAGCCGTGGGCTGTACCCATGAGTTGTTAGAACCAGACGGACCGACAGTAACCGGAACAAACATGTTCGGTAAAACTAATGTTTTCCAGAGAATTTTTGATAGAGCGGCATCAGATTGATCCCATCTAAAATAGGTGATAAAACTCTCACGACTGGAAATCTCTTGGATGGACATTTGATCTTTATCCATGCCGCCAAGAGACTGGTCAATACATAGCTCTTGCTTGGGATCGAGAGCGAGTTTAAACGCGGTATCTTTACCACTAGTGACTGCACCATTGGTAAAAGGAATATTCTTGCGAAACTCAGCATCATCGAGTTGCAAAGGTTTAGAAAATCCAAACATCATTGCTACATCACCAAGCATACGAGACACTGTAGTAGTGGCCTTAGCAAAAGGTCCTATATAAGGAATAGAAACCAAATTGCTGGCGGCGGCAGAAACTGCCGAAGCTACTTTGGAAACAGGTCCTGGCTCAGTGTACTCATCTGGGTTTGCTTTAACGCTTTCATACCTATCCATAACTTTTGTCACTGTCGAAGATTCGGTAAAGATGGTTCGTGACTCAGCAGTAATATTTACGTCTGTAGAAGTAATACTGCCAAGTTCAACATCACTCATCCATACATAAATCGCAACACCAACTCCAGTGGCATTATCGTCATTTGCATCGCGAGGTGTATTCAATGTAGTTAAATACAAAGCACCAGCTTCGAGCAAATCGGTGTACGATGTGTTTGGAGTGATAACAGTAGAAGCATCATTGTATAAACGATACTTTTGTTTGTGACTTATGAAAGGTATAGTAAGTTCTTTGGGTCTGTTCTCTTTGTAATCAAAATAAGTGACTCCGGGAGCTTGACTTAAGTAACAACTGTAAGCAGTTCGCTGATTAAAATTCGCAGCGTCCATCATTTCATATAGCGAAAGATTTGAATTGAAATCAGGATACGGTTGATAAGAAGCCATGGCCGTACCAAAATGATATGGAGAGCCCGTAAACGCAATCTTAATATGAGCATTAGCCTTGAAAAAAGCATAATTATTAAGTTTTGCTCGAACGGAAGCATCTTTAGACCAAAGGTCCCAGATGTTGAACTTCAAATTTTGGTAAGAACCAATGTCCCAAGTACTTTGATAAATGAGAACAGGTCGTTGAAAGAATGAATCTAAGGAGAATTCTGTTTTTAACCCAGAATGAGAATCAGACAAACTAACTCCAATGTTATTGATCATATCAGAAGACTCTCCGACGTGATCTACAACGTTTTCATGAACTTCTGAATTTCCAACTTCTCCATGAACATCCATTACAGCTGTAGGAGCTTGCTTTGATTCAGTGAAAATATGCAAAGACATCCACTTGTCCAAAGTGATCTCTCCCATCCCGCCACAATAGTGACAGGAAAGAGCTAGAGGATCATGTCCTTGAGACATTGAACGCGCTTTCCTACGAGCCTGTCTACTAATGCGACTCCTACCTGAACTTTTCTTTTTACTGATGTTCAGTTTGGCAGGATCAACAATAGTGCGTGACTCTGTTCTGACGTAATTGGAAGTATGTTTGTTGTACTCATCCACTAAGTATTTGTGGCGAGACATTCTCGAGTCCATCAACATTTTCGTTTTCAACTTATCATCGATATATGAAAGAATTGAATATCGAAGACGATACGCGGATGCGTACCGCAAATCGAATCCAATCTCTTTAAACATATGCAATTCTGAGAGAGAAAACTGGTCCACATAGGAATTGTGTGATTTAAGCAATTTCAGGTCAGGTTCGCTGCCTTCATTAATGCAAGTATCGACGTAATTCTTATATGTACGCAAGATTTTTCCGTAGTTTAGTGTCGAACGGCGACATTTTTTAAAAGTAGTGTAATCCATAAAGTATATTGCCCCCTTGGGCTGGCTTACGCACGTGATTAAATTTTCGATTTTCACTCCTATCTCAACTGTACTATTTTCTTCCAGGAGATTTTCGGACCGTGCGAGTATATTTTTAAAGAAGTTGGTGACGTTCCCCATAACATTGAGTACGGATCTCTTCGAAAGTGGGAAACTTCTGGATAACATCGGTTGATTGCAATTCGTAAACTTCTGCAATAACCTCTGCAAAGTTCCACCTACACTGATCGTATTCGTCAGAATGTAGATGAAAAAACATCTCGCGCGCGGCGGAAACACAGATATCAATCAATTGATCTCTGGTGTTAACGCAGCGAGATGGTAGGAAATAGCAGAGCGATTTCATAATGGAAGTTTTCTCGATTGGAGCGACCCACTGGCCGATATCCTCTCGGAAAATAAAAGACCTTTTGAGAAAAGATGTTTTATCCCATGTTAGAAACTCTGACATTTCCATGGTCTTCTGCGCGTTCGTAAAGTCGAGTCCGTAGACTTCACGGCAGAATTTTTGATAAGTGACGTTGTTGAAGTACTTTTGGAGCTCAGATTTCACCGCAGCGACCATATCGTCTCCGTATATAACGGGCAATACGAGAGAGAAAAAGTCTTCAGGTTTAAACTTCTGAGTACGGCTCCTTTCACTGTGTAATGCACCAAAATCAGTGCACTCCTCAATAAAAGCATAAACCAAGAGAAGCAAACCACGCAATGAATTGTCCTCTGCAGTAGCATATTTTCCACTAGCCTGTAGACCAGGAGCTGCAAAAATAACGCCACGCATTACAAGAATGGGATAAAGATTGTCGCTCAGTATTCCTTTAACAAAAGTGAGTTCGCGATCATTGTAGCCAAAATGTTTTAAAACATTATATACCACGCTGTTTCCTGCGAGACCAATGTCGTAGGGCATACTAGTGTCATATCCTTTGTAGTCTCCCTCCATGAATTTATCCGAAAACATGGTCATTCTGTTAACCAAATCAGTGACATCTGTAGATTGCATGTTAATGCCTATAGCTGCACAAAATTCTTCACAGAATTCGACCATTATCGTGTAAAAAGGAGAAAGAAACATCTTGTTCACCAAAGTTGATTCAACAGGAGACATACAAAAAACTCGAGTCTTGCGATCTTTGTTCTTTGCGTGGCTTCGAGCTTCATCCTTAAGCTGAGCGCCAAGAAGAGGAAGTGCATCCTCCCCGCGCTCGTATGCCATCAGTTGCTCTAAAACTTGCTCGTTAATGTCTTGAGTAAATTCTTTTGCGTCTTCCTTGAATGGTAAGCAACAGTCCCTCATATGCTTAGATTTCTTACCTGGATAAGGAAAACCGCCTGAAGTAGACGGCTTAACTGGTCTGGTATAGAAGTCTTCGGGATCACCGTTAACGGCAACTGCAAGAGGAACAGGTCTAAGTTCAGTAACACCTCTAGCCTCAAGTCTGTCAATGACATGACGCGAAACAACATGTATGGCTTTTGCGAGAATCTTGGGATTCAGACTGTTCTTAACAATACCACATTGCTTGATGAAGTGGTTAAATGGTGCCTGATACTCTCCAGTCTCTTTGTTGAATCCATGACTGAAATGTGGGGGTCCAAACAAAGGAACAGAGTTCTCGTCTTTAGGTGAGACACCTATAAGTTTTTCAACGTAGGGCATGAAAGGACTCTCCTGAAGTTTGGATTTACCTGGTCTTCCAACCAGATGACCTTCAAGAGTACCGTAAACATCAATCCCCTTTACATCTTCGTAACATATAGGAGACCTCTCATTAACACCTTTGCCAATCTTAGTCTTCGGTGGAAGTCTTATCCTACCTTCACTGTTTACTCCAAGAGAGCATGAATGATGCGATAGAAACTTCATGGCTTGTGTAATGGAAGGTAGACGAATTGCCTGAGAAAAGGATTCAGTTTGATAAGTACCAGCAATATGAATGCCAACTACACCAAACCCTCCTCCATATTCCATAAAGAGAGGTGTTGCACACTGACCGTTTTTGTGTTTAGTCCATTTGTAAACTAAAGGACGTTCAATGGGAACAATTCCCCAATTTTCGTCTTTAGCTACAATGCGTTGAGAGGGCTTAACCAAAACTTTCTCTCCTCCAATCTCGCCAACGTTTCCGTAGACTTCTGGAGTGATGTAGTCAGCAGAAATGTATTCACGAATGTCCTTAAACTTAAGACCGCGCAAACGAATGAGCCAAACGTCCCCATCCACTTTGTAGATTTCGTCGTTATCAACAGTACATTTGCGTAGACTAGTCTCGTTGTCAAATTCAAGCCGAATCTCAACGTGCCAACAGCCTTTCTTAGGATGAGCCAAAGTGTGGCGATTAACTAGAGCAATGTCTTCGCAAATACCAAAAACGTAACTTTCAGTAGTGGTGGTTCCATAAAACCTTGCGGCACGAACATTTTTCATGACAGTCGAGACGATTTTAGGTCTTTCGTTTCGCTGAACTTGGTTAATGGGTTCAGGAACAGGTCTTTCAAATGACTCCCAATCGATACCATTTCCTTTCCTTTTGCGAGGGGGAGGGCGTTCGCATCGGCAATCTTTTTCAATCTGCTCTATAGCCTCCTCAACTTCTTCTTCTTCCCATTCTTTAGACGTGGACAGAATGTTGCCTTCAGTGAAAGGTTCACTAAGGAAAAGACCGTGTGCAAAAGAGCCGGCTCTCCATAGAAAGAGTACGGCGCTCATCACGCTGATAAGAGAAGAAATCTCAATTCGAGGAACAACATCACCATTAAACTCATTAGACAAGCCTAAAGTAGCTTTAAAGTAATGATAATCCCGAAAAAGATAAGAACGTGATTGCTCGACCTTACCCTTAAACAAGTGAATGGCTATCCATTTATAAACAGTAGCCGGAACATAGGGAAGCGAAAAGCTAAGAAAGCTCATGCCAATTACGTTTAGAAGTGAAAGAAATAAAGTAAGACCAGCGAAAAGAGGTTGTTTAAAACATTCAAAACCTTCATCCTTCACGTAGTACAAAGTTTGCAGGACAGGAGGAAGAGTGAAGGGCAAAATCCAACTATAACCACCTATCCAAGG